GCCTTACGGAATCCCTCAAATGCGGTGGTCGGGTGCTGCGGATCCCATGATTGAAATTTTAACCCCTGCGGTATCTGGTCAAACATACCCGGCTCGGCTTCCATCGAGAAATCGGCGTTCGGGTTGCTTGGATCGGTTTGCCCGTAGTCGGTGCCGTCGCTCACGAAGAAGCCCATTTTAGCGGCGGCGGTGCGGGCGGCCACGAGTTCGGCCTCTTCGTATCCGCCGAGCATTTTGAGGTGATTCATTGCCGTTACGAGCCATGACACGCCGCGCGTTTGCTCTACGCGGTTGCTGCGAAACGGCATCAGCATTTCGTCAGCCGGAATGCGTGTGCGGCGTTGCCCGCCTGTCTGCATCGTCTGGTAGTAGTCGCCTGGGTGGTTGATGTCTATCCAATATGCCATCGGCATTTTCCACTCATTCAGCTCTACGCCCATTCGTATCTCATTTCCGTTCGGCGCTTTACCGCTGAACGTCGCGTCAAGGTGATCAGGCTCAAGCAGCTGAACTGCAAACCGGAACTTGTTTGGAGCGCCGCGAATAATGCGGACGAGAACTTCGCCATCCCGCGCGATGCTTCGGATCGCGAGACGGTCGGCGCTCTGCTCAGTTTGCTGCCCGGTGACAGTGTAATTCTCGCGTTGTCCCTGTTGATACCACGCCCACTCAATAGCTTGCTTGGCGAGCGCGTCGGTCTTGCCGTCAGGGTTGCGCGGCTCGCTGCGGAGTTTGATACCTGTTCCGACGATGTTGTTTTCCAGCTCAAACAAAAACTTTTCTACGTAGGTTTCGTTGCGCTCTAGGTCGCGGGCGCGCTCCCTGATAGTGGCGATGTTGCCCTTCAGCTCAGCGTCTGCGCTCGTAGGCGACGATATCCAGTCGGCAGTAAGGCGCGTATGCTGAGCGGCGTTAAACTGGCGCGTAACAGTAGGCTTTTTTTTGCGGGTAAAAGGTATGTGAAATTCCATTAGCTAACTGGTGGGAAGGTTACGGCGATGCGGCGGGTTGCCCCTCCCATTTCGGAGCGCACCTTATTCTGGAAGAATGCGATTTCTTCGCGGATAGCCATTAAGTCTTTCTTCGTGTAGGTGCGGCCGTTCACGGTTGCGCTGCTGATCGTGTTCTTTGCGAGCTTTGCGTAGGTTGCTTGCAAGTCCGCTACGATTTCCTCAGCAAATGTTCGGCGGTCAACTATCGAATCGACAGCGGCGAGGACAGTGGTGCGGGTTGTCGATACGCGTGCGGTGGTCGTTTCGCCGCTTGTTGCGATGTCCTTGACGTATCCAATAAGCTGATACGTTCCTGCCGACAACCCGCTGGTGATGGTCGGCGTCAGACGAAGATTGAAAGTGTCCAGCGTGCTTGTCGCCGTGATGCCCAGCACTTCGCCGCCAGCTATCGGCGCGAGCGTGTATTCAAGCGTGTAGAGCGACGGCAAGTAGTCACTGAGGGTTTTATCCCAGTTAGATGTAAAGCCTGCCGTGAGCTCAAGCGGTTCGGTCGTTGCGGTTGCCATTGCGTATCCATAAAACGGATACAAGGCGGATTGTCAATCTTACGCTTTGAACACAAAAAAGCCCGCCGTGCTAGGGCGGGCTGTGAGCGTATCCAGAAAGCAACTACAGTTGCGCCGTGAGGGCGAGCAGCTCGCGCAGGGTGAAATTGTGCGGGCGGTTGACCACGAGCTTACCGTTCTTTACCTCGTAGTCCGGCTTGTGTCCTGTCACGGGCTTTTCCTTCTTTGGCTCGGCAGCCAGCTCTTTGAGAAACTGGAACTGCTCATCCTCAGAGCGTATCTTGTCGCCAGCGAAGACTTGCGCGATCTGCTTTGGACTGAGCTTTTCCAGCGGGACGCGCTTGGTAGCGTGCGTTTTGCCGAGCTTTTCGAGGTATGGCACGCCCTTCTCGATGATGTCGGTCTGCTCTTCCATCGTGAGCTTTTCGAGCTGCCTGCAATGCGATACGGTGCCAATGGCGATTGCGGGGTGCATTACTCCGCGATAGCAGGCCACGAGCTTGCTCGCAAGGGGTCGAGCTAGCCCGAGTGTCTCGCACGTCATGTTGATTCCGTCGTGCCCATAGCGGCGACTTATTTCGCTGAGTAGCCCGCCGAGTTCGACGGTGCTGTCTGCGATGTTTGCCGCGCATAGTGAGCAATCTTCGATCAACTCTTGTAGCGATAGTTCTTTGAGACGAGCTTCTGTTTTCGTTGTTTTTGTTATTTCCGTAGTCATGTTATTCCTTTTCTTTGGTTTTGGTTGAGTCCATAGCTTTGAGCTTGGACCGTAAAAGTTCCCATTTCTTGGGATCGAGCGCGTTGATTATTGCGCACTGGTTGCGGGCGTGGCGTTCGGCGGCGTCGTGTTTGCGCTGGGCTTCGTTGATTTTCTCAGGGTTGGCGGCGCGGTATTGGCGGGCGTATTCGTTGATTTTCTCACGGTTTGCGGCGCTGTATTGGCGGCGGGCTTCGTTGATTTTCTCAGGGTTGGCGGCGTAGCGTTGGCGCTGGGCTTCGTTGATTTTCTCAGGGTTTGCGGCGCGGCGTTGGCGGCGGCATTCGTTGATTTTCTCAGAGTTCGCGGCGCAGTATTGGCGTTCGCGAACTCTGTATTTCTCAAGGTTTGCGGCGCGGCGTTTGCGCTGCGCTTCGCTCGCACAGCATTTGCAGTTCGCCCGCTTCCCGCCTTTACTCGTCTTGTGATTGCTGAACTCGCCCAGCGGCTTAAACGCTAGGCACTTGCTGCACTGTTTCTCGGGTTCGGTCATTTTCGTAGTGGGTTCAATGTTTTGAGCTTAGCCTCTAGCAGTTCCCATTTCTTGGGATCGAGCGCGTTGATTACTGCGCACTGGTTGCGGGCGTGGCGAGCGCGGGTGTAGCGTTTGCGGCGGTATTCGCGCTGCTTCTCAGGGTTGGCGGCGTAGTATTGGCGGCGGTCTTCTTTGATTTCCTCAGGGTTTGCGGCGTAGCGTTTGCGGGAGGATTCTCTCCGTTTCTCAGGGTTGGCGGCGTGGCGTTTGCGGCGGGATTGGTTGCGCTTCTCAGGGTTGGCGGCGTGGCGTTTGCGGGCAGCTTCGTTGTATTTCTCAGGGTTTGCGGCGCGGCGTTTGCTGTCGTATTCTTTGTATTTCTCAGGGTTTGCGGCGCGGCGTTTGCGGCGGTCTTCGCGCTGCTTCTCAGGGTTTGCGGCGTAGCGTTTGCGCTGCGCTTCGCTCGCACAGCATTTGCAGTTCGCCCGCTTCCCGCCTTTACTCGTCTTGTGATTGCTGAACTCGCCCAGCGGCTTAAACGCTAGGCACTTGCTGCACTGTTTCTCGGGTTCGGTCATTTTCGTAGTGGGTTCAATGTTTTGAGCTTGGACTCTAGCAGTTCCCATTTCTTGGGATCGAGCGCGTTGATTACTGCGCACTGGTTGCGGGCGTGGCGGGTAACGGCGCGGCGTTTGCGCTGCGCTTCGCTCCATTTCTCAGGGTTTGCGGCGTAGCGTTTGCTGTTTTTTTCTTTGATTTCCTCAGGGTTTTCGGCTCGGTATTGGCGGTTGCTTTCTTTTACTTTCTCAGGGTTTTCGGCTCGGTATTGGCGCTGCGATTCTCTCGCTTTCTCAGGGTTTTCGGCTCGGTATTGGCGGGAGTATTCTCTCGTGCAGCATTTGCAGGCAGGCTTCTTTCCATCCTTCTTGCTTTTATCATTATTAAACTCTCCCAGCGGTTTAAACGCTAGGCACTTTCTGCACTGTTTCTCGGGTTCGGTCATTTTCGTAGTGGGTTCGGTTTGTGTGTTACGCGGTTCGGACGCCAGACCGCTGCACGTAGCAGAGGACTCGACGCCAGCGGCCTAGGGCGTCTTGCTCAAAGTGTGATCTGTATGGGCGTTTCATTCGCCATTATCCATTTTTTCGTTAGAAAGAGAAACTTCGTTCCAAAGCGGCTTCTTTATTTTTTGGCACAGGTCAGCTATCGACTCATCCTCTGAGTTTCCGTATCCGCAAGCTTCTGGATCGTCGGGGATGCCATTGCCATCGGTATCGTTCGCTTTGCCCCACGCGCACCACGTATATCCTTCTTCGCCCATGTGTGGCGCGTAGTGTGTTGTTATACCACTAGCCTCTAGCCATTTCAGCCGAGGCGATTTGCTTTCTTCGATTTTAAATAATTCATCCATAATGTGCATGCCCATAACTCTGCTGTAATGTGTGCAGGTGTCAATAGCTGTGTGCAGGTTTTTTGTTTATTTTACCAGTTGTTAATAAATCCGCCCCGCGCGCGCTTGCCCGCCGTCTTCGCTGGGCGCTTTACCGTGGGTTTCTGTGGGTTAACCGTCCACTTGTCGCCGCCCGCCGTCGCCTCAGCCTCTGGCTTCAGGTGCATCACCTTCTCCGCTGGCAGCATCTTGTCGATCATCTTGCGCAGTCCATCCCACGACGGGTTTAGCGACACGATGGCCGCGTAGCCATACGCGCGGATGTCGAGCGCTTCGTTTCGTGTAGAGCTGCTAGGCTTTTCAAATACTTTGTAAGCTTGGCCGAGGTAGTAGCGCGTCTTGATGCGCTCGCTTGTCAGCATCTCAAAGTAGTGCTCGTCGTAACCGGCCTCGGGCTGGTCAGTAAAGTGCATGGTGTGTGCGCCCGGTGGGTCAAGGTTTAGGTGGCTGTAGATCGTGCGCTTAGCGCGGTTGACCCCGATGTTAAAGGTCGGAGCCTTGACCCCGCTTTGACGTTTCTGCGCATTAAACGCGACAAGCTCAGGCTCGCTTTGACCGGCACGCCCGAGTCCTTTGGACGGATATACCTCGTAGCCGCTGGCGAGCATTTTGAGGCAGAACATGCGCACTTGCTCGGTGTTGTGGCCTTCGTCAATGAACCCGCGTGACATGCGTAGCTCGCCGCCCGCAGGGTGTTTCCACGTGCGCAGGATTTCACGGTTGAGCTTTTCCCATACCTCCCCTCGCTTAGTGTCGCCGACTATCGTTGAGTAGCGCAGCCCGTAGGATTCAAAGCCGTCACGCCAGCCGACCCACTCAAACTCGATGCGGTCTTCTTGCACGTCGGCCGCGAACGTAATGCAGAGCACGCCGTCCGGCAGAATGTCCGTCGGGTAGTCCTCGCGGCGCTCGTATACGGGGTGCCAGTCCACGGACTCGCCGAGCACGTCTTCCCATGTCTCAGCCTTAAAGGTGTTCGTCCACGTCTTGAGCGCTTCAACCCCGGCGTCCTTAGCTTCCAGAAACTCGCCCGCCCACTGGTGATACTTAGACTTGTATCCCTTCTTGTGCGGGAAAAGGCTTATCATTGCGTTGGCTTGGTAACCGCGAACGCCGGTAAACGGTAGGGTCGGTCGCCATTCGCCCGCTTGGATCGAATCAACGCGCTGCTCGTTTGTCCATGGGTCGCCGGTCTCGGGGTCGGCATAGTATGCGGCCTCTGGTGTGCGACGTTTCTTCGCGTCCGTAAACACGAGGTTTGCCCAGTCCAGCACATGCCAGTTGCCTGTGAATGGGGACTGTACAAAATACTGGCGGTAGTCTGACTTGAGCATCCATTTCTCGATGTTGCTTAACCCTTTGATTGTAGGCGTGCTCATCACCACTTGCGTTGCGTCCGCGTAGTTGTCAGCTCGCTTAAACGCTAGTGTGATCGGGTCGCCTTCCTCCGAGAAGTTCATAGCGTCAACCTCGTCGAGAAAAACGGATCGAGCTTGAATCTGCCGGAAAGCAGAGGGCGAGTTTGCGCCAATCATGGACACGCGCCCGCCGAGGAACCGCTTTGAATACATCGTTGATCCTTTGCCTGTCGGCATGACGATCCCGTCGAATACGTGCGAAGCGGCGAAGGTCGTCATTAGTTGCTCTTTCGCAAACTTGCCAGCGGCGTCTTTCGTCGGGTAAACTACGAGGATATTGTGCGGGTCAAGGTGGATCGACCGGCCTATCGGGTTAAGAATACAGTTTTCCGTCTTGCCAAGGCGCGAAGCCAGCTGCAAGACCGTGGTCGTGACCTCGGGGTCGTCGATTGATTCGCCCGGCTCCTTCATGTATGGCGTCTGACTGATGTCATACATGCCAGCCTTAGCCGTGACTTCCGAAGTCATCATGCGGTGCTCCCTCGCCCAGAGATGGACATGCGGCACCTCTGGTATGATGCAGAGGAGAGCGGCGCGGGCTAGGGGCTGGTAGGCGGTGGGCATTAGG